ACGCTCTGCCTCTCAGATCGAGGCCCCACACGCCCGGGCGGAAGTAGGCGTTGGCCCACTGGCGCTCCTGGTGGATCATCGCCTGGGTGGTCAGGAGCCGCATTGCGGTGCGGTCTGGGTCGAGCGGCTGGTCGGCGTTCGCGCGGACGCGATCGTCGATCCGGTGCTTGAGCGCCCGCTCCTCGCACCGGTAGCTGCCCTCGGTCGTTCTGTACCCGGTCCGGGCGGCCTCGCCGCCGAGCGGGCGAGGTCTCATCTCGTCCCGGTAGAAGTAGCCCTTCTCGTAGATGACGAAGAGGTCGGACTGCTTTCTGACCGGGACGATCGGGAAGACGTGCTGGGCGATGAACTTTCTCGGGTTCTGCGCCCATCCGACCGCCATGTCGGTGAGGTACCGGTCGACGTGCATCTCGGCCGGCGTCGGCTGCGGAGCCATAGGTCAGCTCTCCTTTCTTCGGCCAGCCGGCCGCTAGGCGGCGGCCTCGGGAACCGAGGCGCCGGTGGTGACGTGGATGGAGACGAGGTCGCCGGACGCGCCGCCGTGAAGGGCGATCGCGTTGATGAAGTCGCCGTCGGTCGCGGCGACGATGTTGCCGTTGGCGTCGCTGGTGAGCGGCTGCATCGGTCTGACCGTGCCGCCCGTGATCGCCTTGGTGACGCCGAGCAGGGCGTAGGAGCCCTCCTGACCTCTGCTCGGAGCGTCCTGGAGGACGAATCCCTGCTCGCCGGCGACACAGGGGACCATCTGGCCGCTGGTGGCGTCGAGTCTGACGAGGGTGAACTGCTTGGTGGTGAGGTCGGCGCCGGCGATGCCCGGCCAGACCAGCACCTCGTGCGTGACTGCCATGGTGGTCTGCTCCTTGGTGGTCGGGGCGGGGTCGGCTACCGGACCTGGGCGAGGTAGGCGGCCTGAAGCTCTGGGTCGGCCTTGAACACGAGGTCGAGCGCCTCGCCCTTGGCGAGCTTGGGGTCGCTCTTCATGAGCTCGGCGGCGCGCGTTTCGGCCTTCGCGAGCGCGCTGTCGGCTGCGGGCGCCTCGCCGTTGCGGCCCATCTCCTTGAACAGGTCGCCCTTGGCGATCTGCTCGTCGGCAGCCTTCAGCACCCGCTCGATCTCGTCGAACGACGCCTTGGACAGCTTCTCGCTGGCCTCCTTGAGCACCGGGCCGAAGTCCTCGGCCTTGACGACGAGGGCCTCGTAGCCCTCGGCCTTGGCGACGAACTCCTTCGTCAGCCGCGCCTCGCGCTCGGCCTTCGCGATCTCGCTGGCCTCGTTCGCGGCCTTCTCGGCCTTCTCCGCCCGCTCACGGTCGGCGGCGCGCTCGGCCTCGGCCTTCTCGACGTAGGCGCGAACCTCGGGCGGCAGCGCGCTCTTGTCGATCTTCTCCTCGGCCTTCGTCGCCGGCTCTCTGCCGTCCTCCTCGAGCTGTCTCTTCAGCTCGTCGAAGTCGGCCTTGAGCGTGGTGATCTCGCCCTCGGCCTTCTCGGCGCGCGCCTCGGCGGCCTTGCGTGCCTCCTCGGCCTTGGCCAGCTCGGCGGTCAGCTCCTCGGCGGTCTTCATGAGCGCTCCCTTCTCGGGGGTGTGGTCGTCGCGCTTCCACACCAGGAAGCGCATCGGTTCGGACTGCTGGACGGGGTCACGGACGGCCGCGCGATCGACGAGCGACACGAAGTCGACCGTGAGGTCGGTGAGATGTGGCACGCGGCCTCCGTTCGGCCGACGGTGGATGGACGAGGGGTACGGCTAGCCGGTGCGGACGCCGGAGCCGCCGATCGAGAAGCCGGTGTAGCGGCCCTCTCGCACGGCCTTCTTGACGTCCTCGGGGTAGACGGCGACACCCATCACCCACGAGCCCTTCAGGACCGGACGGCCGGCGACGACGAGGTCGGACGGTGCGACGTAGGACTCGACGGGGGCGATGCCGTCGACCGGCTGCTCGTCGTGCTGGAGATCGTGCTTGCGGGACTCGATCAGGAAGCGGTGGGCGGCCTTCTCGATCTCGGCCGCCGAGATCACGTCCCCTTGGGAGTCGCGGACACCGGGCTGAAGGACGACGCCGTAGACGAGCAGCGGGTCGTCGCCTTCGCCGGTGCCGTCGGCCTTCCAGATCGGCACGTCCCACGTGGCGTCGGCCTTCTCCAGCGACGAGGGCGCAGAGAGGCCAGCCTGGGCGTACAGCCGACGCAGCTCTCTGCGAGCATCGTTGATCTGCTCGGGGTGGGCCTGCACCTGGCCGATCCGGGCGGCCGCTGCGGCGAGCGCGCGCCGGTTGAGCGCCCCGTTGGGCTCGCGGACCGGGAGCGCGTACCGCTGTTTGACGGTCCGGTGCGACGGGCCGCGGTCGAGGATGCACGCGGCCTTCCACTCCTCGTCGGTGAACCGCGACGCGGAGCCGTTCCACGACTCGTTCGACAGGTGGGCGGTCTTCGCGACGCCTGACAGCGGGTAGCTCGTGCGCTCGCCGGCGATGGCGACCGTGGCCTGGTCGAAGACCAGCGGCAGGTTGGGCACCGGCACGTCCTGAGCGTCGTAGGCCAGGGTGATGTGCGGCGTGAAGCCGTGGTCGGTCGACGGGTCGCAGCCGGCTCCGCGGAGCGCATCCAGGAGCCGCTCGCGCGCCGCGGGCAGGCCGGGCAGGTCGATGGAGGCGTACGTGACCGGCTCCGGGCCGGCGGTGAACGTGCCGACCCCGGAGACCTCGCCGGCGAGCGGGCCGACCGTGGCCGCCCACCCGCCGACCGCCTGCTGGAGCTGGTCGACGTTCTCCAGCTCGCTGGCGTCGCCGAGGTAGGCGAGCGTGACGTGCAGGTCCTCCGCCGGCTCGCCGCCCGGCTGCGCGAGCAGCTTCGCGGTGGCGGGGGAGGGGAAGAGGGCGACCATGACGCCGGTGTGCGTCGCGGCCTTCGCGAGAGGGTGCATGCGACCTCCGGTCGTCGTGGTCAGGCGGGGGTGAAGCCCCAGGCGCGCGCCCGCTGGCGCAGCTCGGCGATCACGCCGGTCGCCTGGGCGGCGCGGATCCGCTCGTCGGGATGGTGCGCGAAGCGGGCGGCGGTCGGGTCGGGACGCGCGGCCATGTAGGCGAGCATCGGCTCGCCGTCGACCGTGCCGGTCGCGAATGTGACGAACACGCCCTGGTTCACGAGTCCGAGGATCTGCGGGTAGCTGAGCGGCTCGCGGGTCATGCGAGCGCCTCGGCCAGCGTCGCGACCCGGATCCCCGGCCCCCACCGGTCTGAGTGGGTGCGCTGGACGAGGCCGTCGAGGGTGATCTCGCCGGCGTTGTAGGCGTCGAGCTTCGCGCGGCCCAAGACGGCGAGCTTGTCGGCCTCCGACAACGCGGCGAAGTCGTCGGCCGCGGCTGCTGGTCTAGGCCGATTGTCGGGGATGTCGAGGCCGAGCTCGGCCCACGACATCGTCTCTGGCACTCTCGCGCACCGGCAGCACGGATGCGTGCCCGGCTCGTCGGTGCCGTCCCGGCCCCAGCAGGCGGCGCAGGTGCGGGCGTCACGTGCGCACCGCCACGCCCAGCCCGTGACGACGCCGGTCGCTCTCCACGTCTCGTCGACGGCCTCGCGGTGCGCGCCGACGATCTCGGTGCGAGCTATCACGAGGGCCCGGTTGCGCGACACCTGCGAGGCAGCCTGGACCTCGCGGGCGATCAGCCGCGGGTTTCTGCCGGTCGCGACCCCGTAGGCGAGCGCGTCCCTGACCCGGTCCGGTGCGAGTGGCGCGATCTCGCCGAGGAGGCTCGCGAGTGGCGTGCCGTCGGACGCGCGGCCGATCAGCTGGTCGAGCGCCCCGGTCGGCATCCGCGTCCAGGACCCGGACACCTGGAGCAGGACGCGTCTCGGCGCCGGACCGAGCGCGGCCCGCGCGAGCCGGCGACCATCGTCGAACGCCGCTTGCACAGCGGCCCGCTGGCCGGCGGTCGCGGCCCGGGCCGCCTGGTCGAGGAAGCGGTCGGTGTGCTCGGCCAGGTCGGCGATCAGCCGGTCGAAGCGGGCTTGGGCGAACAGCCAGCCGGGGGAGACCTCGACGCCACGGTCGCGGGCCCGGTCGATCTGCGCGACCAGCAGCGCGAGGTCGCGGACGAGCCGGGACGCGACCGAGCTGTAGGCGCGGGTGATCTCCTGCACCCGCTGCCGCTCGATCGCCAGCAGGCGGGCGCGTTGGCGGGCGATCTCGACGTCGAGCGGGGTCATCTCGGCTCGACCG